ATTACCTTCGTTATCCCAAAAAACCATTACTTTATCAAAATTATATTCTTCAATAAATCTTCTAGTTGTATTGAGAAAATGCCATATACCCCCAATGTGATTTCCATTATGATAATAATCTTTCACGCCATGGAAGCCTATCTTCATCAAGTTGTTCGCATCAATAACAAGTGTTTTTGTCATTTAAAATAAACTTAATTGTGTGAACGATTTTGTTTCTTTCGTTTGAGTGATATACTCACCCAAGAACTCGGTAAAGATAGCTTCCATTACTGGTACACAAATGGAGTTACCCGCCAACGCAATATGATTATTAGTTGTTAAACTTGTTGATAATAGTTTATCAATATCTTCTTCTCTAACACCCATAAATCTGTAAGCCTCTCTTCCTGTGATAGTTCTTATTCTTCCATCAACCATAATCTGTGGTGAACCAGTTGTTGTTAAACAAGGGGAACAACCATCAATCGAATAAACTCGTCTTGCTTGGTCGTAGTTAACATCGTTTCTCCTTGCCACAAGTTTGCACACACTATCTTTTTTGGGATGGTTAGGTGTAATGTCACAAGTGATAAATAAGTCCTCTGTAATCTCATTTTCGATGAATGGTCTCATAGGAACTCTATCTTTCTTATGTTTCTCAACACCACTCATAATTGTTTCAACTTCATTATTTGTCAAACCAAATACGGACATCATAAACACCCTCTCTCTATTCTGTGGACAACCAAAGTCGGCGCCATTCAATACCTTCCAAGAACAACCATAACCCAATTCATTTAAGAATGAAATATGAGCTTTGAAGTTCTCAATGTGATTATGTGATACCAAGTTTTTAACATTCTCCATCAAAAGATACTTCGGTTGGTTCTTTGTCAAAATCCTTTCAACTTCATATAACAAACCACTTCTTGTACCTTTTTGAATACCCTTTTGTACCCCTGATATTGATATATCTTGACAAGGGAAAGAATAGGTCATCAGGTCACATTGGGGGAAACTATCTTCGTTTACCTTTGATATGTCCCCCAAGTTACCCAATGTTGTCTCGTGTAATGAATCATAAGCTATGTTCGCAACTTTAAGGATGTCACAATTTGCAACATCTTCATAGTTAGCACCAATGTATTTCAGTGCCAACTCTTGTGTACCATAACCAGAAAATAGTGATATTACTTTTAGTTTATTCATATTCTTTTTCTTCTTTCAAATCAAAATCTCCCTCCAAACCTAATAAATCTTTCCAATAATCTGCGTATTCTTTCTTATATTTTTCAATAGAAACTTTTTCTTCTGTTGTATCTTTACCTGATAAGAATCCGTGGGGAGTTACAATTATCTTACCATCATCATATCCCAAACCATTAATGTGGTTCTTTAATACAGATACTTTTGTTCTTGAAGCGAACTTAACACTTCTCTTATCTTTAGTTGCCGTAATCTTGGTTGTTCCAGCACCTTTTTGATTACCAAACAAAAATACCAAAGAAGAGTTCAACCATATTGCTTCACCACCTTTAGCTTTAATCTTTGGTTGTCCAAATGGGTTATCAGGTAATTCAACCCAAGGTTGGTTAACGATAATCAAAGTATTTTCAAACTTTGAATCCGCTTTTCTAGAACCTGAGATTCTTTGGTTGATACCCATACCAATTTTATCGGCAAGAACTGAGGCGTTATGTTGTTTACCACCTTTACCTTCAAATGTCATTTTACAAGGAATTGACCCAACTGAGTCCCACATAAAACATAAACTATATTCAAGGTCACCTTTTTCTTGTGCATCAAGTAAGTCGTTGATATAATCTGTGATTTGTTCAATGTATTCGAAGTTATTGTTAAAGATATAAAAACCATCCCAATCAACTTCACCTGTTTCTTCGTCTACAACTTCTTCACATTGTAGCCCCATCAATTTTGCGTGTTCAAAACTCCATTTTTGTTCTGTGATTATGAACACAGGTAGAATACCCTTTCTTTGAGCATCTACTGCAGTTTTTACTAAAGCAGTTGTTTTACCAGTATCAGAGTGACCTAAAAACATATTTAGGTGACCTACAGCAGGACCTGGTAATCCAACAGCATCCAAGAACTCAGTACCCAAGTCAAAGTATCTTTGTTGTTTGTACTTTGCTGAGGTGGAGAACTTCTTTTTAATACTACTGAAATCCGTTTTCTTAATTGCCATCGTTTAAATTATATTTTACAAATTCTTTTAGTGTTTCCAACTTGTCTTTAGCATTAGCCATTTTCTCAACATACTTGTCCATTTCTTCTAAATGTTGTGGATGTTCACCAATACCAACTGAGTTAGAGAAATAAACCAATAAAGTGGCCTCAGCCTCTGCTATCTCACTCTCGTATTTAAGAGCAAGAGCATCAATCATTTTAATTTGAATTTTCATTTAGGATTTAAAAATGAACCCCACTTTGTTAATGGGGTTCGGGTTAAAAAATATTTTTAGAACGGAAGGTCACCACTTGGTTCGAAATCATCAGAATCGTCCAAATAAGTTGGTGTGGATTTACCACCTAATACAACTTCACCTGAATCTGAGTTACTATAAACATAACCACCCTTTTCACTATCCCATCTTGGTGTTTCACCTTTGGCAATAGCTTCCAAGTATTCTACTGGTTTTTTAGAGTAAACATCAGCCCAAGATAGTTCATCATTTAACCAACCTTCAGCCGTTTCTTTGTTTTCGTGGAGTGGAGCTGGGTCATCATACATAATAGTTTGAATAACTGTATATGTCGCACCCTTTGGGGTTTTTGCTTTGGTCATCTCTAAGATAATATCTCTACCTTTTTGAGAATCGGTTACATCACCTTTTGCTCTAAAGATAGGAATAAGTTTATCTAAGATACCTTCGTTTTTGTAGTTGTGTTTGAATCTCCAAAACTTAACTCCATCGTTTTCATTATCTCTGTCGATAAGTTTAACAATGTAAAATTTACGAGGTTTGTATTGTTTTGCAAGTTCTTTGTCGGCATCTCTACCAGTTGACATAAGTTCTTCATATACTTCTGTAAGTGGAGAACGCTCATTATCATTTTTACCTGGGTCATAGAACTTTTGCCATTTACCATCTACTTGGATTTCGTGAAACCACACCTCTTTGAAAGGTGAACTTCCATCTGTAGTTGGAAGGATTCTTAATCTTTTTTGTCCTTGTTTTTCATTGTCCTTAAGAAGAGCTGCGAAGTATTTCTTCATTCTCTCATCTTGAGACATTTTGTTGGTATTACTACCTGATTTTTGTGATTGTTCGTACTGAGCTAAAATAGCATCTAATGGATTTGTCGCCATAATGTTTAAAAAGTTTTTTGTTAAGAAATATTATACACAATAGTAAGTGTCAGCCGTGGGTTTGTCAAATTAAGTTCTAATATATTTTTTTGAATTTACTTACGTCATTTTCAGGAGTCATCTCAGTATCACCAAAATCTCTGAAACTTCTTTTAATTTCATTAGGTGAATAACTTTCAACTTCGTCTGTGGTTAAAACATATTCATTTTTTCCACTCGCTTCCATTTCCTCCTCCTTGTCTTCAAAAAACTTACTTAATTTTTGGTTAAAAGGACCTGAATCTAAAGTTCTAAGTTCTAATTTTTCTTCAGGTGTTTTAACTCTGTATTTTTCAATTTTAGTTTCAATAGAATTTAATCTATCTAATATACCATCCATAGCATTTAATTTGGATTCCAAATCATTGAGATGGTTGAATAAACTTTCGAAATATTCATCTTGTTTTTCTTCAACAGATTTTTGTCCTTTAACTAAATCAGTGACTTCAATTTCTTCCTTATCACCTTTTTTCTTTTCGTCTCCTAATTTTTCAACATCAGGGTCGGACTCTGTGTCAATTGGTTCAGGTAGTGGTGCTGTTGGTGGTGCAGGTGCTCCTGCTGCAGTATCAGGAGCTGGAGCTGGAACATCACCTGCTGGTGGAACTTCTCCCCCTGGTGCTGGTGGTATTTCCCCTCCAGGTACTGGTGGAACTTCTCCCCCTGGTGCTGGTGGTAGTTCTTGTTCGTTTATGTATTTATTAATTTGATTATATCTCTTTAGTTCTTCTAAAATTCTTAAGTCAGTTTTCATTATTAACCATTTAATAGTTGTTTTATTCCTGTTGTTGTTTCAACTTGAATTTTTTTATGAGTTCTCATTGTATTATCAACTCTTTCAATAAGACCATCTTTCATTCTCACTGTGTAACATTCACCAGTGTCTAAATCACAAACTTGTTTAGTACCATCCCCCATATCTTTTTCAGAGGTTCTAGTATTTTTACCTAAGTAATTATCTAAAATTAATTTTACACTCATATTGTTAGTTTTTATATAAATATAAAGTTTTAATAAAAAAATTTATATGT